GCATCCCGACTGTAGAGGAATTGTCAGTCGTACAGGATAGCATGATGGCGCGCATTCCATTGCCGAACATTCGCGGAAAACGCGATATGGCGCAACGCTTCCTTGCATCTGCTGACACGCGGAAAACCGAGGAAGCGCTTGCCCTAAAGGATCAGCAGATAGCTGATCTACAGGCAAAGTTAGAAAACCTCGCTGAAATGATGAGTGAAAAGCTGGACGCATCAGAGACCAAGCGCGGGCCGGGTCGGCCCCGCAAAGAAGCTGCGGAGTGATTTGAATGCCGGGACCAACGGTCATCTATCCGAGCATTGAGAACTCGGACGGGAAAGTTGTTTCGCCCGGCACATCAAACACGTTTGAAATTGGCACGGTTACAACACTTGACCCGGATCAGTCGGCAACCGTTAGTTTGGCGGGCACGCCTCCTGAATATCGCTTAAACTTTGGCCTCCCAAGGGGCCAGACGGGCGGCGCTGATCCTGAAACCTTGCAAGCAAGGGATGACGCAGAAGCCGCCGCAATTGCCGCATCAGCAGCGGCGGCAACTATCACGGCGCGCGTTTTGCCTGCTGCATCACGCACAGCAATGAAGAACGCGGGGCGCGCGCTTGGTGATGTAGTTTACTTGACCGAGGCGGGCCGAAAAGGAGTTTTCGTTCTTCGCGCTGGAGATTATGCAACAAGAGTTTCCGCAGACACACTGGAGGGCATTTATATTGCGGATGCGGCTATTGCTACGACCACTGGCGCGTGGGTCCGTGAGTGGGAAGGTGAAATTTATCCTGAGTGGTGGGGGGCCGACCCGACTGAGACGGTAAACTCTGCGCCTGCTTGGAACGCCGCTGTTGCTTTCGCTCTTGATCAGTTTGTCTTGTATAATGCCGGGCCTGTGACTGTAAAACTCAGTGGCCGTTATTTGATGAGCGACTCGCTCAACGTGTTTTATTTCAAGTCGCCCTATACGTCTTACCCTTTCATTTCTATTAACATTGAAGGCACTTCTGACGGGTACATACCCGGCAAGCAAGTTGGCTTTACGTTTACCAGAACAGATCGCCCCGGCATTCTCACAGCAGCCAACCGCCGCACTCGATTTGCAAATTTTATGATTAATGGTCCGGGAGCTAACACTAATCCGAGCTATGCAAACCTTATAACCGATACAGGCTCTACTCCATGGTGGAACCCGGCAGGAACCTTGGTAGATTCTCGGTATTCGGTGACTGCGGGAATTGCAATAGACCCATTTACGACTTCGTTGCCTGCCGATGGTGGATATTCTGGCTATAACGGCTCATCAGGTTCTTTGAACCATTACACATCTGTAGCGTTCTCGTCTAATGTCGTTCTGGAAAATGTTGGTATTCAAGGATGGATCGTTGGCATTGCTCTTTCTACGAATGGGGCGGGTCAACAATGCGACCATATAATTATTAAAAACGCTGATCTAAGTTATAATAAAATCGGCATTGCAGTCGGGCAAGATCAATGCCGTGGTATTGTTGTAGAAAATCCGTTTGCGATAGGCTTGGCGACTTTTGTCGATTGTCGTTCCTATGGTTCGCTCACCGGCGTCATGCCATCAGTCATTGGCGGCGTTCTCGTTTTTATTAAAAACTTGATAAACGCGGCGGGAGACCGGGGGCGCGCATCAATATCGAATCTGTACGCGGAATCGATGTTTTCTCTTGGTTATTGGGGTTCTGGCGGGTCTCCGTTAGACATAAGTTCATGCACGTTGACGTTTATTGATGACGTGGGCGCAAGCATTGACGTTCATCTCGCAAACGATGGCCCTGTAAACTTTTTTGGCGGGGTCGTTGAAAAATATCAAGGGGTTCCAAACAAGCTGAGATTTTACAACGCCTCGGCCCTGACCTTCGATGGCGTTACATTTGACGCTGTTCCTCAATTTGCGTTTGTTGATAATGTCGATATTCGGAATTGTAGGCTGCGATATGAAAACGGCGGTGCGATTTACGGAATTATTAGCGAGTCATCAGGGACAAATGCTGGCTTTGGAGACTCAACATATGACGTTTACATGGCCCCAGGCGGGGTGTTCAGAAGCACAGCGCAGGACAGATACCGGAATTGGTGGAACCATGAAGGCTTTTTGAATGAACTGATTGAAACGGCGACCATAACATTTGACGGGGCCGGGGCTGGTTCGTTTACTGCCGCCAATACAGGGGCGTATAAGGTTGGAGATGCTTATTGCACCCGGACGCCAACGACAATCAAACTTGGGCCGGATACGCGAACCGTTTCGTCGCCGATGGTTTCCATTGGCCGGGTAACTAGCATCGTCGGGTCAACTGTAAATTTGGTTGATTGCCCCAGAAGTCTGGCAACTGGCAGCTTTACTATATACACATTCCGGCTTGGTACGTATCGCGATAGATCGATAGGCGATACAACATCCGGGTCAAACAGCATTACAAACGTAACAAACCCAGCAACATGGGGCGTGGGCAAATACATTAGGGGCGCGGGAATACCTGTTGGCACGTATATTACGGCTAAATCAGGCACTACTCTTACGATAAGCAGAAACGCAACTGCGACGGCTACAGGTGTTAATCTATACGACGCACTTTTAACATTAGAAGGCGGGCAAGACGCAGCAACGGGCGCTCCTGCATCGGGGACGTGGTTTAAGGGCGATTACCTTGCCGCGCGCGGCGTTTCAGCAACGCAGCCTGATGCAAACAATATGATTATAGCTGGTTATGTTTGCACGGTTTCAGGTTCGCCCGGAACTTGGTGCACCGTATATCACAGCACCGTGACGCCAGCGACATAGGATATTATCATGTCACTTTTGACAATCGTACAAGACGCCATGGCTTTATGTGGTCTTTCGTCTGTAAGTCAGGCTTATGGTGTCAATGATTCGACTGTGGCGCAATTTGTCGCTTTGTCTCAAGTCGAAGGTGATGAGCTTTCTCGTTTTCACGATTGGCGCTCGCTTAAAGTCTCAGCAATCTTGACGGGGGATGGCTCCACAACGCTTTGGGATTTGCCCGAGGACTTTGATCGCTTCATGTCAGGTGAAATCCTTTGGTCTGACCAGTCGGCGGGGGAGCTTCTGCCGCTTGTTTCAGACCAAGAACTTGTTGCACTCAAGGCACAAGAGACGGACCCGCCAGAGTCGGTCTGGCGCTTGTTTGGCGATCAGATCGAGATATGGCCCGCACTCGCGAGCGGCGAAATCGTGACTACGGAATATCGTTCCGAGTTTTGGATACTTGCAAACGATGGATCAACGCGAAAAGCGCGTTGGTCGGCTGATACAGACCGCGCGCTTGTGCCAGAAAGGCTTGTGACGCTTGGCCTTGTCTGGCGTTGGAAGCAGGCTAAAGGGTTTGATTATTCCGAGGCGTTCCGCTCATACCAGTTTGAACGCCAGCGCGCGGCGGGCGTGGACGGAGGAAGCCCGACAATCCAGATTTCCGAAACATCGCGGGCGGATATAGCGAAGATGGGCCGCCCGGCTCATTACACGGTCACGCCGTAATGCTCCTATCCCCGCTGCGCCAGAACAAGAGCCGGGCCGGAACATCGGTCGGCGCTTCCATGCCTGCGCCGGTCGAAGGCTGGGATGATGAAAGCTCGCTTGCGGACATGTCCCCGCGCCGCGCGGTCATCATGGATAACTGGTTTCCGCAGCCCGCCTATGTCGAATTGCGCCGGGGATGGTCGCTTCATAGCACGACGGCCAAGACGGTTCCTGTCAAAACCCTCATGGCGTATCACGCGCCAAACACGGGGAATGACAAGCTTTTCGGCGTTTCGGACAACACAATCTATAACGTGTCCGCATCATCGGCATCCGCGACAACCGTTGCAAGCCTGACGCAGGCGCGCTTGCAGTTTGTGAACTTCACGACCTCGGGCGGATCGTATCTCTACACCGTCAACGGGGCTGATTTGCCCAACGTGTTTGACGGTTCGGCTTGGTCCAATCCGGCCATAACGGGGCCGGATGAAAGCACGTTTATTAATGTGAACGTGTTCAAGTCGCGGCTGTATTTCGTACAGGTCAATTCCACGAAAATATGGTATCTTCCTGTTGATAGCATCGCTGGCGCGGCCACATCGTTTGAGCTTGGCGGCGTTATGAGCATGGGCGGCAACATTGTCGCCATGGGGACGCTAACCCTTGACGGCGGTTCCGGCCCCGACGATCACGCCGTATTCGTCACAAGCAAGGGTCAGGTCATTGTCTATCAGGGTTCGGACCCTTCCGACGTAAACGCATGGGCCTTAGTCGGCGTTTATAACGTCGCGCCCCCAATTGGGTATCGCTGCCTTGTAAAAATCGCGGGCGATTTGGGGATTTTGACGACTTCCGGTTTATTGCCGTTGTCCAAGGCCATGGTGGTTGATCGTGCGTCCCTTGATAACGTCGCGCTTACAGGTCGCATTCAGAACACGTTCACGGGCGCGCACAAGGACTACGGCGACAATGACGGATGGAATGTTTGCGTTTATCCCAAGGGCAATATGTGCATCGTCAATGTGCCGGTAGATGAGGACACAACCTCGCACCAGTATGTGATGAATACCCTTCACGGCGCATGGTGCCGGTTCCTCGGCCAAAACGCCTATTGCTGGGAAGTGTACAAGGATCGGCTGTTCTTTGGCGGCATGAACGGCAAGGTTTACGAAGCCGATATTGCGTCAAGCGATGGCGGAACGGCTATCACGGCGGACCTCAAGACGGCATTCAGCTATTACGGTTCCAAGGGCACGCTCAAACAGTGGAAGATGGTGCAAACGCTCATCTTCTCGGATGGCCGCGTTGCGCCTGGGATAAAGTTCAACGTCGATTTTCAGGACAGTGTTCCGACCTATATTCCATCGTCCGGCGTCCTGAATGCGATTTATTGGGATACTTTCGACTGGAACGAAGTGAACTGGCCGGGTGAAGGGACAACCTCTCAGGAATGGCAGTCGGTCCAAGTCGTCGGTCAGTGCGCGGCAATCCGCATAAGGGTTATTGCCGATAGCGATAGCGCCAGCCCGATTACGCTGCGGGTGAATGGGTTCAACGTGATTTATGAGCGGGGCGGGTTCCTCTAGTGCGCCTTGTACTTGGGCATGATGAAGCCGTTGGCGTATTCGCTGCGGAACGCCTCGGCGTGCCGATTGTCCCGCCGTTTACGTCAATGGGCATTGTTGACGATGATGATCAGCTAGTCGGCGCGATTATCTACAATGGATACAACGGCGCGAATATCGAGATTAGCTTCTACGGCCCCGGCGCATTGCATCGGCGGTTCATCAAGGCGGCCTTCGCCTATCCGTTCGATCAGTTGAATGTAATCCGCTTAACGGCCCGCACGAAGCGCTCAAACAAGACGACTTGCAAGCTCTTGCCCCGCCTTGGCTTTGTGTACGAGGCAACCCTGAAAAACTACTTTGGCCCGTCGCGTGGGGATGATGCGGTTTTATTCCGCATGACCCGTAGCGAGGCCGCGAAATGGATAGGAGATTAGCAATTGAATAGCCCATCCGCCCCGAAGCCGCCAGACCCGCGCGTTGTTGCCGAAGCGCAAACAAAGTCAAATAAAGAGACTGCGGTTGCGAACGCCTACCTCAACCGCATTGACCAGACCAGCCCCTATGGGACGAACACTTATGAAGTGGTCGGAACCAACCCGGATGGCACGCCTAAATTCTCGCAGTCTACGCAGTTTAGCGCGCCCGTGCAGGGGCTTTTTGATAGCGGGATGGCTATGTCGCAGGGCATGGCGAACATCGGCCAAGGCCAGCTTGCGGGCTTGCAGCAGCAGTACGCGCAGCCGCTTAATTTGAACACGGAAACCGAGAACAGGATTGCCGCCTTGCGTTCGGCCCGGCTTGATCCTGAATTGCAGCGCCAAGACGAGGCGTTGCGCAACCGGCTTACAAATCAGGGCTTCCGCGAAGGGACCGAGGGCTGGGATCGTGCGCTTGAACGTCAAGGCCGGATGGCGACGGACTCGCGCAACCAGCTTTGGCTTGATGCGCGTCAGCAGGGTATGCAGGAAGCTATTGCGCAGCGCCAGTTGCCGTTGAATGAGTTCAACGCATTGCGCACGGGCACGCAGGTTTCCATGCCGCAGTTTACGCAAGTCCCCGGCGTGCAGCAGGCGAATACGGACATTGCGGGCATTACGCAGCAAGGCTACCAGAACCAGATGGCGGCTTATAACGCCGCAAACGCACAAAACAATGCGTTCATGGGCGGCTTGTTCCAGATGGGCGCGGCGGCTTTGCCGTTTGCATTCTCTGACATTCGCTTGAAGCGCGGTGTTGTCCGCGTTGGCGAATTGCCTTCCGGCCTGCCTGAGTACGAATGGACATACATCTGGGGTGGGCCTCGCTATCGCGGCGTAATGGCGCATGAAGCGCGCGAAGTGTTCCCCGATGCTGTTGTAAGCCTCGGCGGGTTCCTTGCGGTCGATTACTCAAGGATTAGCTGATATGGCCTTGGGCTTTTTCACAGATGACAACAGCGGCGATTCTTACGAGTCGATTCAGCGCAAGCGCAAGCTCGCGGACGCGCTTTTGGCTCAGTCGCAGGATGGCGCACCAATCCAAAGTTGGACGCAGGGCGGGGCCAAGCTCATTCAGGCTTTGGCCGGTTCGCTGCAAAACAGAAGCCTTGACACAAAGGAGCGCGAATCCTCGAAGGCTTTCAACGAAACGCTGATGCGCGCCCTTGGCGGCCAGTCTGGCGGGTCCATGCCTTCTGCCGCCCCATCTCCCATGCCTACGGGCGGCGGGTTGCTTCCCGCGATGGCAAGCGGCGGCAACATTCCCAAAATGGTTATGCCTGATCCTGTTTATGGGAACCTTGACGCGACCCAAAAGGCATTGTTGAACGCCATTGCTGCGCCGGAAAGCGCCGGGGCCTATAACATTCGATACACGCCAAAGGGCGGCGCTACGTTCGCGGGTTTTGATGCGCATCCGGGCGTATTTGAACCGGGCCCGGCTGGCCCTTCGTCGGCGGCTGGCCGCTATCAATTCACGAAGACAACTTGGGATCGTATGGGGGGCGGTGAGTTTACGCCTGAAAATCAGGATAAGCGCGCGCTTGCTCTTGCAAATCAGGACTACAAGGCCCGCACTGGCCGCGACTTGATGGCGGATATTCAGGCCAACGGCTTTACGCCCCAGATCGCGCAGGCGCTTGGCCCGACTTGGCGCGGCCTGATTGATAACCCGCAGAAGGCAATAGCGGCTTTCCAGTCCACGATGCAGCGTAACCAGCAGCCGCCCGCACAAGTCGCACAGGCTGGCATGACGCCTGACGGTATGCCGACAACGCCGGTCCCGTCGAATGCCGCGCCCATGTCATACGCGCCCGGCCAGCAGGCTATCGCTAGCGCGGCCCCGCAGCAGCCCGCACAAGGCCAGCGCCTTGCCCAAGCGGTCACAAGCCCGCCCATCCCCGCGCCCCAGCCTACAGGCAACGTGCAGCAGGCTATGATGGCCGTCCTATCTGACCCGCGCTTTAGCCCGGAGCAGAAG